ATGATACTGCATCGCCACCAGCGTATGTATTGCTGAATGCTCTGTTGTATACGTTAGCTGCAACGTTTTCTTTAGTTTGTCTAAATGACATAGCTAAAGCTGCTGCACGTTTACGTGATACTGATTCATACAAGTTGTCATCTAACTCTTCTTTAGTTACAATGTAACCAAGAGCGTAAGCAACGTGTGTGTATCGTGTTGTGAAGCCTTGTACTTCTGAATCGTACTGAACACCAGCACCTTCAGATTTAACTGGAGCTAAACCGAAACCAGTTAATTGTACGTCTTCTTCATAGTTTTGTGATGAAGTTTCTGAATCGAAAAGATCAGTATATTCTACTGCATGCTCATCGTAAACTTGACCCCACCATTGTTTGATCCCTGGCCATAAAGCCTTAGGATGTGATGCTGTGGTAATTAAACCCGCCATTTTAGATCTCCTTTAATTATTAAACGCCAGTACGGCCAGTTGCTTGACCGATGTAAGCATGAACGTTCCAACGAACTACGAGTTCACAATAAGCACCTAACGCATTATCAGGACGTGTATTAATACCCACGATTTGTAATGGTAAGCTGTTTGTTGTTGCTGGACCAGTAGCTACTGTGTTAGAATATGGAGCACCATTTCCTAAAGTAGTTTGGTTAGCTGTGATAGATACGTTTACGTTATTGTTTAAGTTAGATGCAGCCCAAACAGTTGAATCACCTTGTACAGTGAAATAAGTCATTGGATCTGTAACAACATATAGATAATGTGCACCTGCGTTTAATGGAAGGTAAGTTTTCTCTAATGAGAGTGAGTTACCAACTAATGAAGTACCAGGATCAGCAACACGAATACCAACGATTACACCTACTGGTAAACTGTTAGCTGCTACTGTACCTGACCATTTTGTTACGTATGGTGTGCCTAAAGCGTCACCACCTGCTGCTGCCATAACGATATCACCGATAGCATAAGTGTTTGAAGCATCACTCGCAACCGCGAATAATGTAGCACCTGCTGACCATGGTGAACCGTCAGTGTTTTGTACTGGGCTTAGGCCCTTAGGACGATTGATGTTCGCCATTTAAAACTCCTTTGGTTGTTAATTTAAGTTTTATAATTGATGCCTTCACGAGGAGCATAGAAGCCCTCTGCTGAAGTACCATCCTTAGTATTCTTACCTTTACGGATAGCCTCATCAATTAAGTTGTTTTTAGATTGTAGTACTGCTTGGTCTTCTTCAAACCACTCTTGCTTAATCTTCATCAAGTAGCAATATAAAGGACCACCATCGGCAGTTCTTCCTACAAGCCATCTTACCTTATCTCCAAGATCTGTGTTACGAGATACTACGTTCTCTTTAACACCACCTACTTCCTCAGGAGTAACAAACTCATAACCGCCATCTAGGGCATCTGCAATCCTACCGTTTTCATCGTTGAAACCATGAAGGTGATAACCCTCAATGGTGTAGTTTACAGATAGTTTTCCTTGCGTACCGTTAAAGACGTTTCTTTTACGTTCTTGCGAAGGTCTTTCAGAATTGTTACGAACTTGCTTCTCTAATGCTTTCTCTTTCTTTTCTTCTATTGTTGTTGCTGTTGGCATATCTTTCTCCTTATTCCCAGTCGTAATTATCTACATACTCTTGTTTAGTTTTGAATAAACCTTGTTTAACAAACTTGTCACAAGCCGCTTTTGCTTCAGGTGGTAAATTGTCATAAGACTTCTTACCACTACTTCCACCCGCTCTTACATTCCCAGTTGAATCAACTGCACTTCCCCTAGCTTTCTTCAAAGCTGTTTTAGTAGGAAAGTATTCTGCAATACGTTCATCCAACTTATCTAGGAACGCACGACCAGAAAGGTGAGGGAATTGTTTTCTAACAGTTGCACCCAATCCGTTTGACACATCTGTCATTTCCATATCTTGACCAAACCAGGGATTTCTACCTAGCCAATCTTGGATATCTGGATCCGTTTGGACTTGAGGAGTTACTTGTTGTGGAGGAGGAGCTTTCGCTTCTTCTTTCGCTTCTCGTTGTGCATCTTTCAATTCGTCTAAACGATCATCTAATTGTACAACTAGATCACCGTTACCTTCTGCAATGGCTTCTTTTTTCTGGGTCTTTAATGAAGCTATTTCTGTTTGGAGTTCAGCTTGTTTACGTTCATAAGCTTCCTTTTGAAACTTCTTGAACTCTTCAACTGATGCTTTAATGTCATCAATCTCTTTAGCCTTCTCATCTAACTTCTTCATTAAGAGTTCATTGTTCTTACGTAAGATAGGATTGATTTCCTTACCACGTTTAACAAAGGTATCAGCATCTACCCATTCGGTTTCTGATCCTCTAAACTCTTCCTTAGGTACCCACCCAAAGATCCTTGCTTCCTTCTCAACAGCTTCATTCACCTGCTGGTCGGGGGCTTCTTGCGTTTGTACTTCTTGTTCGTCGCTCATGTTTAATCTTTCTCGTGTGTTGCCACAACGTCTAAATCGTTAATCACTCTATACTCTTTACCATCTTTAGTCTCTTCACCTTTATAGATAAGTCCTGAGTATTTACCAAAGGTAATGAAGTCTCCAACTTTACACCATGGATCTTTTTGATCCGCATAAGCTGTTGTACCCATTGCTACCACTGTACCACGGATTTGAGCTAACTGCTCTCTATCCTTTTGTTGACCCACAGATATGATAATACCACTTTCGGATACTTCTTCTACTTCCTCAGGTAATACTAACAACCTATGTCCTACTGGGTTAATCCCACTAGTATTTGTTGTCATCTCTTGCTCCTTGAACTAAATCTTCATAACTAACATTGTTAATTTGAAGAATTGCGTTACATCTACCTCTAACCTCGTCTTGATCTTCGCGGGGGATCCCTCCTCTGCAAAGCTCTTCTTTCATAAACTCTCTATCGTTGTTGAGGGCCTTGAAGAACGCTTTGGTTACCGGGTTGGCTATCCATTCCTGGTACTCCTGCTCCGTCACTACTATTGCCATCTGCTTCTCCCATAGTTTCTTTCATTAACTCAAGAGAACGTAAGATACCTTCTTGGTGAGCTTTAGCAGCTCCTATCTGTGCTTCTAATAAAGCAATTTGATGACCTTCTTTTACTCCACCAGCTTGCTCTATTGCTAGTAATGCTTCTGCTTCAAGTTTAACTATCTTCGCTCTATTTAACTCAGCTTCAAGACTTAGTTTACCCATAGCAATCTTCATTCTAGATTCACTATCAGCTTGCTTAGCTTGAGCTTTAATTTGTTCTACCATAACTTTAGGATTAGGCTGTGGTTGAACAGCATTAGGTCCTTTAGGATTAGGTAGAACTTCTTCTATGTTAGTTATCTTCATTGCATCAAGATATCTAACTAAAACATTATACATATTAAATCCTGGTACAGACGTTGCTGTTTGTAATAGTGTTTGTGCTTGCATAATTCTTTGTGTATCAGTAACTACATGTGGATCAGCTGCTGGACGTAGCATATCTGGATTCATTGTGTAATCAGCTGCTAATACGGTACCTGTAGCATACTTATGTTCTTGCTCTAAATAAAGTTGATTAAGTCTATATAACTTACGGAACTCTTCTTTAAGTGATTTGTGAATACGTTTAAAGATACCAGCAAATACTTTCATACCTTGTTCAGCCATTGTTTGAGCTGTTTGTGCTGGGGTATTCTGACCAACATTCTCACCAGTCATAATGTCTGTAGCACCAACAATACGTTCACCGTAGTTAACGAGTGTTGTAAGTAATGTATATAATACTTGTGATGGTTCTCTTACTGGAAGAGGTACAATACCCTTAGCAAGATCATCTCCTGTAGAATCAACGTGCTTCCACTCCAGAGGAGCAAAGTTATAATTCCCACCACGAATTTTAATACCGCGGGACAAGAAGCCTCCAGCAGTCGTAGCCATAGTACCGGCATCAATAAGCTGATTGATAATGGTATTAATAGATTCATTTAATGGTCCTAATAAAATACCAAAACCTATATCATAGAAACCACCATCAGGTGATGGAATAAATGAATACTTAGTAAAATAAGATTCAGGTTTGATATTGATGATTTCATCTTTATCGTTACGTTTAATAGATTCTTCAAAGTAATTAGCTACAATACGAACTACCTTACGTGTCTCTCTATGAACTGTAATAATGTATGGCTCTTTAAAACCATCACCATCTAAGTCTTCCCAACGATGTTGTTCTAAGAATTCATATGGAGTAGCAGGATCATATGTAGGTTGATCAACTCCTTGAGCTCTATTTTGGGTATTAGTTAAGTCGTCTTGTGGTATTACTTGAGCAGTAGACAGGTCTACGTCAAGCCATATACCTCTACGTTGTCTAGCTAATACATCATTCTTTGATAAATACAACACATGAGTTTGTCTTGTACAATCTCTAAGGTTCTTTGTCCAATATGAAACAACAAAGTCTTTAGCTAAAATGTTCTCTGATACAGGATGATCACAATTAAAGTCCCAATGAGTCTTCTTAAATGCACATCCAACAATAGGCACTGTAATAAGTACCTTATCCATTTCTGATTCCCAGTTCTCATCTTCTTCTAGAACTTGGTAAGACATGTGGTTTTCTACACGACGTCTCTTCATAACAAGATCTTGGTCTTGTTCTTGAATACCGTCAATACCCATCTTAACAATCTTGCTAGATGGAATTAATGCTGGGTATGCTCTACTATGGAATTGTAAAGCTGCCATTGTTACTAATGGGAACTTAACATTAGAAGCACCAGACCAAGGGAATGATTTAGTTTCTGATACTTGAAGGGCAAGCTTCATAGCATCTTCTACACGTTTTTCCCATTGACTTCTTGAGTTCTTATCAATGTCAAACTCTTGAGCTACCTTAGAACCAATTGTAGTAAGAGATGCTTCATCTAACATATCAGCAATGTTAGGTGATGCTACTAAGTCTTCTATTTTAATAGATACGTCGAGTTCCATTTAATATCCTGTTATTTGTGAACGTCCATCATGTTTAGATTGGCTACGTGCCATTTGATAATCTTCTTCATAATCCTCTTCAGGAGAATTAGCTGATTGTACTTGGTCTACTACAAGACCTAACCAACTTAATGCATCTACTTGGTCATCATGTCTAGCTTTAGGGAAACGAACCATTTCCTCTTCTAGGTCTGGATACCAAGCAGCAGATTTATCAAACTTAACACCACCTGCTTTAAATCTTGCTTGAAAGCTTCTTGCTCTTGATTGCTTATCTTTTGTAGGAGTCATTGGGTAAAGACTCATATACATATCACGAGCTATTTGTTCTCGTCTTAGGATAGCACCAATTGCTTTCTCAATTGCACCCTTCTCTGTTACAAAGTAATAAGGGCTATATCTTTTCTGTACTGCAAACATCTCATCGACAATCTCAAGAGCATCCCATCTGCCCCTGCGAATGTCTACGATATTCATAATACCATCTGAATCAATTCCGCCAATAGCAATGACAGTATAATCGCTCCTGTCTCTTGTAGATATAGCGAAATCCACTGCAGCGTAATAAGTAAGTTTCTTTTCTTTAGTAGCGATTGCATCTAATGTAAACTTTGGTATCTCTATAAAATCAGTACGTTTAAAATATGATGTAGATTCATCAATAGGATAATTCAACATCTCCTGTGCATATACATCAGGCATACCTTGTTTGTTATAGTCTTCTTTAAGCTTCTTAAAATCAGAAGCAGTATATCTATCTGCCCAAAGTATCTGACTGTAATCTTCTGAGTGAGCTCTATATCGTATAGATCTCCACTCTACATTTTTACGTGTTGAATAGGTTCTTAATGGTTCATGTTTAATATAATCTCCATCATACTCAGGAGGCATTAAACGATTTAATAATGAATCTAAATGTAGAATAGTTCCTACTACTCTAACTACACCATGCTTTGCCATAGAACGTAATAACGCAGCATAAAACCATCTTCTTAGTTTCTCACGTCTATCTTTAGAAGCAACTTGTTCGTCACCCTCTAAGTCATCACAGATAATTAAATCTGGTCGACGTTGATCCCATTTCAAACCCCGAACTCTTTGTTCGGCACCACGTACTAAAACTCTAAACTGTTCACCATCTTGAAACTCTACAATGATATCTGTTTGTGAATCTTTAACCAAAGACTTAACTTGGAAAAGATTGATAAGATCATCATTGTTAATAAGCTCATCTTTAATATCACTGAGAAAGTTAATAGCTTGGTTCTCAGTATCTGAAACAATTAAAGCAAACTTTCTATCTCTAAATAAAAGAGCAGCGAGCAAGTAAGCATGAGTGATTGCAGTCGATTTACCGTGGCCACGGGGGGCTGCAATTGCTACCTGTTGATTATCGCTGCAACAGAGATCCCACCACTCCAAGTGGCACTGCGGAGTAGGGGTTGAACCGTCATATCGTTTTGCTAAACATGCCCCGGCAAAACCGTGGATCATGTCTGGTGTTAACTTCATTTCTTCTTGTTTTGCTTCTCACCGGGCTTATGACCATTATCTGATCTATTAGCACTACGGCTACGAACTTTAGTATTGCTAAGAGCTTTAGAACCTCCAGAACGTAAAGGTGTTTTATGATCTACATCTTTACCTGGTTGGCCTTTAGCACGGGCTGCTTTGTTACGAGCTGCACGATCTTTCTTTGCAGCTGGAGAAGCATGATGTGCTTTATATTCAGCTTTGTAATCTCTTTTGTAGTTAGGAGAACTAGGCATTATTTACAACCCCATCTTGATCGAGCTGCTTTACCACGCTCACCTGTCCAGCTTTTACTACGAGCACAAAATGATTTGTGTCTAGGATTAGATGAATCTTTAGTAGGAGCTTTTAAATTAGAACCAGTAGCTTTATTATACTTAGCTCTACCTTTAGCGGTAAGACCACTACCTGCTTTAACAGATAGTTTCTCACCACGTCCTACTGATAGATTAGGTCCCTTTTTACGTTCAGCCATTTTATTAGCACTTAGCCTTTGATTTAGCTTTAGGTGCTTTAGCTTTCTTAGCTACAGACTCACCATCTGATTCATAAGGCATACGACCACCTTTTGGTCCTTTACCCATTGGTTGCTTACGTGCCTTAACAGTATCGTCTACCATCTTAGCTGTGATCTTTTTAGCTGCTGCCATTCTCTATCTCCTGTGTTGTTGGTAATTGTTCTACTTCCTTAGCACTTGCAAACTTCTCAAACTGTTCTGCAAGAAACTTAAGCCTATCATCGACACCTACTTTGTTAGTAATGCTAGTAGGCTCACCGCGTATAAGTTGTCGTCTGTTGACGAGGTTATTAAATAAATTAGAAAGGACTTTAGTGTCTATAGGCTTTCGAACAAGCTTAGACTTTCTAACATCCCAAAGGTAATCTCCGTTTGTAAGTCTCTCTTCAATCTCTCCAAGACTCTTATCTAGAACTGTGCTGATTCTTGAACCTAGCTTTTCGTTCTGTTCTACAAACACCTTCTTTTGAATTTCACTCCACCAGGGCTCTTCTTTCCACTGACGAATGTATTTGACTGGTACTTTTGTTAATCTAGAAACTTCATCTACATCACCATAGACACAGTACATTGTACAAGCATCTATTTTAGTTTGCTGGGGGAACCAGCTAGGATTGTGATGATCTGCTTTCAGTGGTCTCCCACGTCGAGGAGTAGTAGATATTTCTTGACCATCTAGAAAATACCCACTTGACACTTCTTCAGTTTTCTGTTCTAAATCTTCGCTCATGCTATAATTATAACATAAGCTTAAAGAAATGTCAAGCAGTATTTGAGGGAAACTACTTATTCATAACGTACATTGTTACTTCAAAGCCAAAACGCATTTCAGTAGCTGCTGGTTTAGTCCACATGTTAATCTCCTTTAAAAGTTAATGTAAAGTTTTCACTCTACCCTAATATTATACTCCAATGAATGAAAACAGTCTTGCGTCTTTTCATGAAAGAAATCTAAGACATGTAATATATTTCTCTTGACAAGATTCCAATAGTATGTTAAAATCTATTAATTATTAATTATATTAATTATAATTATATTTATATATTTATAATATAATATAATAATATAATAATAATATTATATAATAATATAATAATGTAAAGGGTACCTAGTAAGACGGAAGGACGAAGTCCGACGTCTAAGAATCCGACCTTAGTTAAGACGAGGACCGTGATCAATAAGAGCCTCCGTAAGGAGTGTCCGTAACTGTCCTACTAGGCTTAATAGCTAAATCTTTCATAAATATAGGCTGGTGCCTAACACTAACATCTTAGATGTAACAGTTTCCCCCCTTGGGGACCTATAATGGACCTTGTAATCAACCCCCTATGCTACTGGGGATTATCTTACCAACAGGTAAATTGAAGGTGTATACCACCACCTTAATCAATCAATAACTTAGCTCATAGTAATTCACTCTATAAACCCCTGCAATTAATACCCCTATTTCGAATTTTAAGGCACCTTATTCGCACGATGTAATAGTTTTAATACCTGAGTATCAACCTGCCTCTATCACTCTCTTCGGTTGGGTACAATCCCTATCATCCTCGGTGTTTGTAAGTAACAAGCCGGCCATTGCATCTGTCCGTCTTGATTACTAACAATCACTACTCGTCATTAGTCCGTGAATTACATACTCAATGTAATTCCCTGTCTCCCTCAGGCCGGGTGGCCAACACACCAAAGTGCTGCACGAGACTTTGTCTCGATTACGAATAGAACCCGTCAAGAACAATGTAATCACAATTATTTGATAGCAAACCCAAACTGCGCTATCAATCAAATAATTAAACATTCTTCTTGACCGAACCTATTCGTCATGAGTAATTACTCGCACACCACATTCGGTGTATTCTTAAATCAAGGAGCATAATATGCAAGACCCTAAACAACTGTATCTTTTCAATAATGTCTGGTGTTATGACCAAGAGCGTGATGATATGGAATCAGATGACTATGAAGAAGCTTACTTCAATTATCTTCTTGACCATATTGATGAAGAAGTTAATGATGACATTGAATTCTAATGTTATCTATCGGCAAATCGCCTGTCAGGCTTGAAGGCGATTTTCCTTCTTGTAATTAATTTAATCTATATATAAACTTTTAAGGAGCAGTTCTCATGGCTACAACATCATATCGTAATTCTTTTGACTTCGCAACTTTCAATGCATTTATGAAAGATAAAAACCCAAGTGCTAGCGTTAAACTAGCTATTGCAGAATCTTTAATCAATGATGCAATCAACACAATGGCTAGATTCCGTAGCCCATTGATTCAGAAAGGCTGGGATGCAGCTAATGCAGTTGCTATTCTACGCAATGCAAACAGTTATTATCTTCAACATAACAAAACTAATCCAGCTACAACATTAACTGTAGATGAATTAATCAAAGGTGGCATTGCATTAGCTCACGAAAAAGCTATGGCTAAACAAGTCAAAACTCAAAATGAAGCTAATCGTGGTCGTCCTGAAATGACATATCCACAAGAAACTAACTCAGCTGACTATCCAAAAGAAACTGTTTAATCAATCACATGGCAGGGTTTCGGCCCTGCCTTTCTTTTTAAGGAGTATGTTATGTGGTATTTACTTGAACATAAAGATACAAAAGGCACTATGTTCTTTGATGAGTTATCTGATTATCTATTCTATTCTGGTTGGCGTATCAAGCGTGAAGCCAAGTCATCTGAAGTTAATATCTTTGAGTATGATGCAATCAAAGAAAACCTAGCTATACAGGCCTATGAGTAATCATAGGCTTTTTTTATTTGTGTATAAAATGATTCAATCGCATGTAGCGATTGACTTCTTATTATTAAACCCATGCTTTGAACTACTATCATCGCCGGCAGCCAGGCTTTCACTCCGTAGGCTATAAAATTGAGTCATTTATAAAAAGGAATCATTATGGTTTTAGATTTAGAACATGCAAATGCTTCTTTAAATTGTATGGCTTTAGCTATATATGCAGAAGCTCATACAGAATCTATTGATGCAAAACGTGCTATTGCACAAGTCATTATGAATAGATTTCGTAGTGGTAAATTCGGTAAAGATATTTGTGATGTTGTATATCAAAAAGGGCAATTCATTGGTGTTTATGATGTAGCAGAAGGTCGTCATAAATATCCAAATGATAAAGACTTTCTTAAAACAAAGTTAATTGCATTAGATATTTATTTTCATAAAGTAAAAGCACCAATTGATAATAATGTGTTATACTTTTATGACGATAGTATCTACAAACATAAATGTAAAGTAAAATTGGATTCAATCTGTTTTTATTAAGGAGCTGTTATGAACGATTTAGAATTGTACAATACAGAAACATTGCATGAACTTTATGCAGTTGCATGTTGGAAAGTATATGGACGTTTTCCTAAAGCTGATGTCCAAGGTGTTCCTCTTAGTAGACAAGCTTTAATCAATCAAATCAATAGCTTATCTTATAGATTAGCTAGCAAAGGAGAATAGTATGGCTGATGATTTTGATGACCAACGTTGGATAGATTTAGATAGTGATGGTGCCATTGACCAAGAAGAAGCACATTTCTATTGGACAATTGCAGAGTTTGAAGATTGCATTGAACGATATGGTTGTGCGTTTGTATTAAGTAAGTTAAGTGAAGTTAATCGTAATCTTATTAAGGAGAAATTAAATGGGTGAATGCGGAAATGATTTTGATTGTTGTAATAAATACAAACCTAAAGTTTGTTTAATTCAAAGACTAATTGAATATGGAGTGGTTATTATATTGGGTCTTACTATTGCATTCTTAACTACAGCTTTATTCAATCCTCATTACTTTATGTAATTAGCCCTACGATTGCAGCATTGGCTATGCCTGCAATCTAGGGTATGTAATCATTTAGGGAGAAATCATATGAAACCTTATAGTTTTAGTGAGTTTAATAAAAGGTTTAATATGTTCGGCTGGTCTCATCCAGACATTCGTCAAACATATTGGACTAAAGAAGAAAATGTATATGATTACGAAATAAGAGATAGTGTTCGTAAGACATTTACATTGTCTACTATTTGGTATAAAGATGTTCGTATTATACAATTTTATACCAACGATGAAAACAATGGTAACAGACGCTTAAGTGTTTATAACATGTATCGTGAGAATGCATTTGAAACAAGACTTATTACAAGTCCTAGCTACAGAACAAATGCTAACACTTTAATTGATGCATTGTATTACAAAGCTAATGAACCTAATTATTATAATAAAAATGGTACATTAAAGAAAGGTTTTTGGGGTGCATTAGCTAGACGCTTACGCTCACAAGCATTGCGTGTTACTTGGAATACTCAACACATGTTACAACAAGCTGTTACTATAGCTTTAAATAGTACTTCAACTGAAACAGTTGATCAAGTATTTAATAGTTATAACATACCAGGTTGGTCTTATTACATTGATTCATTAACTAATCAATGGTATGTTGATGGCTCTCAACGACGAGTAAGACTAGGTAGTACTGAGTGGTTACATATTAATAGATCTACTGATCCAATGTCTTATGGTTATACATTCAATGAACGTAATGACATATGGCTTAGAGCTGATCAGTTCTATCACAGTGGTAATGTATACAATCGTTCTGAAGTAAACATTGTAGAATGTAGACAATGTGGTACTGAAACTGTAGACGAACTAACTATTGATGGTGTGTGTCATAACTGTCTTGATGCAAGCTTTAAGATACATAACTATTCTACTCGTGTCGAAGGTATGCTTAAGTTCAAAGCTACACGCGTTAAACCTAACACAATCTATCTTGGTTGTGAGCTTGAGTACGAAACAAACAATCGTAATCGTGCACAAATAGGTGTTGGTAAATTAATGCATGGTCATGCTCTTATGAAGTCTGATGGTTCAATTAGAAATGGCTTTGAAATTGTTACATGTCCTGCAACACTTGACATTCATCTTGAAGTGTTTAAGAAGTTTTATGATAACATTCCACCTGACTTAAAGATAGAAAAGAATGTTGGTATGCATGTGCATGTTAGTCGTAAGCCATTGAGTCAATTGACTATTGGTAAAATGACTGAGTTCCTTAATCGTTTAGATAACAAACAATTCATTGCTCATATAGCTGGTCGCATAGATAATTCCTATGCTCGTATGGAAGATGATCGCACTGTTACATTCCCATTGCGTAATCGCAATGGTGGTAATCGTTACAATGCATTGAATCTAAACAATGAAAAGACAATCGAAGTCAGGTTGTTTGCAACACCAATGAACTATAAAGAGTTTGCATCTCGAATACAATTTGTTCAAGCGTTAGTTGACTATTGTAGTCCAGCTCAAAGTAGTTTAGCATTAAAGAAACAAACTCATTACGAATCATTCATGGGTTGGTTATCTAGTAGAAGACGTATGTTCCCAGAACTTAGCAATCATTTGAAGGAGTATGTATAATGTGTATAGCAATCTATAAACCAGAAGGTAAAGTAATTAGTAAAGATACTTTGCTTGAATGTTACGATGGTAATCCAGATGGTGCAGGCTTTATGTATGCACAGAATAAAAAGTTACATATCGAGAAAGGTTTCTTTAGCTTTGATTCATTCTATGAATCTTATAAGTTACATGAACAAAAACAAACTGTCATTCACTTTAGGATTAAGACTCATGGTAAAATTGATACAACAAATTGTCATCCCTTTGCAGTTAATAGTTCAATTGGCTTTGTCCATAACGGTATTATTACTGGCTTCGGTGACGCTAATCATAGCGATACCATTGGATTTAATAACAACATTCTTCAACCGCTTGTACACAAGTGGGGTAACTTGGCTCTGTTCCAAGATCCAATCATAAACTTAATTGAAGGTCGTATTGGTTACAGCAAGCTTGTGTTCCTTGATAGACATGGCAATCATAAGATTATGAATGAGTCTAAAGGTGTATGGGATGATGGTGTTTGGTATTCTAATACAAGTTACAAACCTTATGTTGCACCTGTAACTAATTGGAAAGATACTTATAGTTATGGTAGCTGGCGTAAACCTGTGTCTACATACAAAGCATCTGTACCTGCTGTAGTCAAACGCAAGTATGGTGTTATGGTTGGTGACATGGTTGAGTTACTTGAAGAATATAAAGATGTTTCAACTAACAAAGTATATGAGACTGGTGAACTGTTTGAGATTGTTGCAATCAATAAAGATTTTACCGCTGACTTAATGTATGAGAATGAAAAAGGTGATCCAGAGTTTATTTATAATATTCCTTATCATTCTCTTAACTTTGTAGATGACTTTGAAGATGATACAATCGACCCTGTAGGTGCACCTGAGTATCATAGCTTCTCATCACCTTCATTACTCAAAGGATACTAACATGACACTTAAAGTCTTTCCATATAAACCTGCAAGTCTATCAGCTAAACGATTAGCTAAACGACTTGGTGTGTTGCGTGTACGACCTACATACGATGCTAAACGTCGTGATGTAATTGTTAATTGGGGTGCATCAACACCACCCCAATTCAAGTCTATGTCTCATGATTTAAACAAACATGAAGCTATAGCAATAGCATGTGATAAACTTAAAACCTTTACTGAATTAGAATGTAAAGGATTTGAACAAATACCACAATACACTATACTTAAAGATGTGGCTAAGCAGTGGTGTAATGAAGGTGAAACAATCTATTGTCGAACTAAATTGGGCGGTCACAGTGGTCGTGGTATCGTTATATGCAATGACGCAAACAACATACCTAATGCACCATTGTATACTGTCAAAGCTAACCACAAGCATGAGTATCGTGTTCATGTATTCAAAGGAGAAGTCTTGTATGTCCAACAGAAAAAGAAACGACTTGGGTCAACCATCCGTAATAGCGGTATTCGCAATCATGGTAACGACTGGGTTTATTGCACACCAACTGATACACCTAGTGAGCTACTACTATCATCGTGCGTTCGGGCAGTTCAATTGCTTGGGCTCGATTTTGGTGCTGTTGACATTGGTCATAGGGTTCGTGATAATCGGTTTTTCGTGTTTGAAATCAACACTGCACCAGGATTAATCGGTACAACACTTGACAAGTATTCAAAAGCAATATACAATTACTATAGGAGTCTATAATTATGTTTCAAGTAGGTGATAAAGTTAGTTTTCATGGTATTAACGAAGACTTTGATTGGGTTCATGATGTTGAAAGATATCTTGATGATATTACTGAGTATGAAATAATGGAAGTAATAAATAATAATACTATTGCTGTTTTAAATAGTTCAGGTAATTTAATAAAAGCTGGAATAAATGAATATCAAATTCATACTAAAGAATCTTTAAGACAATTATTAATGTCTAATAACCATAAATATGCAGCTATTTGTAGCAAAGTTAGACAACTGTATCATAAACAAGACTTTCAATTCAAAGGAATTTATCAATGAGATGCTTAGCCTGTAACAAAGCTTTAAATGACTATGAGTCTACACGCAAGTCGGCAACGACTGGCGAGTATCTAGACTTATGTAATGCCTGTTTTCATAATGTAGAACAAGATGTGCAAGCAGTAACTCGACCTGACTTATTAGATGAGGAATCATTTGATGATGATGTCGAACTTGATGACTTACAAGGAGACCTATTCGATGGTATCTCGGAATGATATAACTAATGATAAGATACAAACCAAAGGTATTTTATCTAAAGAAGGTGAAGACAATTGGGATCGTATCTTTAAGAAGAAAAAGCTTATTATAGATGATGCTCATAATCTTCAAATTGAAACTGATGAAGATGATCTTGATGCTAAAAGATTAACTGATGCATTCCCTGGATTATAACGACACACGACTGTCCGGACCCGATCCGCGGGTCTCGGCAGTCTGTGGAGGATTACTATGTCATTTATAAAACATATGCCTTGTCCTAATTGTGGTAGTAAAGATAATCTTGCTGAGTATGTAGATCATTATTATTGCTTTGGATGTAGTCATTGGAAAGCTAAGAATGATTTAGAATCTGTACGAAGCAGATTGCAGAGCACCCCTGCGATGCCATCTGGTAAGTTAAATCTTAACATAACGGATACCATACCGCAGCAGGCCGTTCAATGGCTGCTGCAATATGGCATTACTAAATCAGATGTAGAAGCATATAAAATTGGGTGGTGTAATAATAATCAAGTATTAGTTTTAATTAATACCCCCGACTATTATCAAGGTCGTTCATTCAATGGTGTCAAGTATAAATCCAAGGGCAAAAAGCCCTTGCTTTGGTATGGAAATGGTGATATACTAGTGTGTGTCGAAGACGTAATCTCGGCAATTAAGGTTAGCAAAGCTAACAATGTAACTGCAACACCTTTACTAGGTTCAAGTATGCCCCTAGAACTTACAGAAACTATCATAGAACGATTTAAAACTGTTAAGGTATGGTTGGATAGGGATAAAGCAATTGAAGCTGTTAAAATGGTTAGAAACTTAAGACAGAAAGGAGTAGATGCTGATGTCATAGTTACAGATAAAGATCCTAAAGAATATACTACAGGAGAAATCAATGAATGGTTGAGAAGCAGATAATAAAGTTGTTCTGTGAAGACAAAGAACTCTTTACAAAGTATTATAAATATGTTAACATTAATTATATTAAGATTAATTATAATAATATATATAAACTATTTAATATAATAGATTTATATTATAATAAATATAATAATAATAATATAACTATTAATGAATTAGATATATTTTATAATAGTAATTATCTATTAAAAGATAATGAAAGAAAAGAACTAACTACTCTTCTTGAGGAAGTATTTAGTTTAGACATCACTAACAAAGAAGGACTCATTGGTCTATTAGAGGAGCATAGACGACGCTCTCTTGCAGGCAAGGTCGCTTTGATGGCATTAGATGTCGAGTCAGGTAAGAAATCTACTGAAGATTTACTAGAGTTGTTCAATGACTTTGAACATCAAGAGGTTGAGTCTGATGAGATTACTCCAATCAATATGAACTTAAAGGAGCTATATGAAACACAAATTCAAACACCAGGTCTACGCTGGCGTCTTAACTGGCTTAATAAAAGTCTTGGCTCTCTTAGAAAAGGTGACTTCGGGTTTATCTTTGCTCGTCCCGAAACGGGGAAGACTACGTTCTTGGCGAGTGAAATTACTCATATGGTCAGCCAAACTGACGGCCATGTGTTGTGGTTTAACAATGAAGAGCAAGGTAATAAAGTCGGAATACGGGTGTTCCAAGCTGCACTCGGACTTAATACAGGAGAACTCTTTAACGATCCTCAAACAAAACAAGAACGTTACGAAAGACTTACAGGTAATAGGATCGTCATCCTTGACTTCGAAGATTCAAGTAGCAAGTCTAGAATAGAATCAGTACTTAAACATTATAACCCTGCGTTAATTATCTTCGATCAGATAGATAAGATACGTGGATTCAAAGGAGAAAGAAATGATCTTGAACTTAAAGCGATTTATCAATGGGCTCGTGAGATTGCTAAAACCTACGCCCCAGTCATTGCGGTATCTCAGGCCAGTGGCGAAGCGGAAGGCAAACTATTTCTAACTATGGATATGGTTGATGGCTCCAAAACGGCCAAGCAGGGCGAGGCCGATTGGATCCTCGGCATCGGGAAAGAACAAGACAATACAAGTCGTACTAGATACTTTAACATCAGTAAGAATAAACTTATAGGTGATACAGATACTAGTCCTGACTTACGTCATGGGTCTACACAAGTGTTAATTAAACCTGAGGTTGCAAGGTATGAAGATATCTAAATGGACTAGATGGATCCTATTAGATTGGGATGGTACAATCATAAGATGGTTTGACTATCCTGCTACAGGAACTGTTAGGTACAAAGAACCTAAGATTGATTTAAGTAAATTAGATGAATGTTTATTTTAAGGAGAACGTATGAAGATAGCAGAAGCAAGTGTATTAGATGTATTAGCAATTAACCCACACATCTCTGACAATGATGCAGAGGACCTCTTGACTTTAGGTGATCCTAATGATACAATAGAAGAAGGACTACTTAAATTATACGGGGATACAGGTGGAGAATGCGCAGCTTAATCTTAGATGTTGAAACAACAATAAGCAGTAAGGGTAATCCATTTGATGAAAGGAATAAACTTTGTTATGTTGGACTCTATAATACTGACGGGCATCTTCTATATGATATTGATTATAGCGGAAGTCCTAACCGCGACAGACTTGACTCTATACAAAGAATCATTGACAGTCACGATATTATTGTTGGCTTTAACCTCAAGTTTGACTTGCATTGGATAAGAAAATATGGAATCAATATTGTGGGTAAGCGTGTTTGGGATTGTCAGTTGGTTCATTTTATACTTACGGGCCAACAAAATCCCTATCCAAGTCTCGATGGTGTTTCTAACTATTATGATTTGGGTAGTAAGCTTGATGTTGTTGCTAGTGAGTATTGGAGCAACGGTGTGGATACCCCGGCAATCCCTAGAGATGTTCTTGAGGAATATCTAATACAAGATTTGCGTTTGACGCAACAAGTATATGATAAACAGATGGAAGAGTTTGCGGGATTAGCAAAAACAACACAACGACTTATTAGTTTACACAATCAAGATCTACTAGTCTTAGAGGAGATGGAATACAATGGCATTATATTTGACGAAGAGGAATGTAATAGACTCGGTAAAGAAATGGAAGAACAAGTTAAGAAGCTTGATGATCTCTTGTTTGAATACCATAATCTGCCTGAGTTTAATCCCTCTAGTACAGAGCATGTATCTACTCTTCTCTATGGCGGAGTGGTTACTGTGCGTCGTAAGCAAGTCGTCGGAGTGTTCAAGACGGGCGCAAGAGCGGGCCAAGAAAAAGAAAGATGGTTTGAACATGAGATAAAGTTTGATAGACTTATCACACCACTTAAAGGATCTGAACTTGAGAAAGAAGGTTACTATTCTATTGACGACCAAACTCTTAAGTCTCTTAAACCTAGAACTAAATATGGTAAAGAACTTATTGAACTTATCTTAACACGAGCAGTATTAGTTAAAAGATTAACAGCTTACTATCAAGGTCTAGTTGAACTACGAACTAAGATGAACTGGCCTCACGGTAAGCTACATGGTATTCTCAATCAATGTGTTGCTAAAACAGGAAGGTTATCATCAACCAAGCCTAACTTACAGAACTTTGATGGAGAGATTAAACAATTATTTGGGAGTAGGTATGCTACTGCAAGCTGACGCTAAAGCATTAGAGTGGGTCTGTGCTACTTACCTATCTCAAGATGAAACGGCTATAAAGGAGATATGGGATGGGACAGACCAGCACAGCGATAACCAACTTCGCTTTGGGCTTCCTTCTAGGCTTATTGCTAAGACTTTTGTCTTTCGACTTATCTATGGAGGATCTGCTTACTCTTACGCTCATGATGTTAACTTTACTAGCGTTTCTACTAGTGAATCCTTTTGGCAAGGAATCATAGATGAGTTCTATAAAAAGTATAATGGACTCGCTAAATGGCATAAGCAAGTTGTCGACACGGCAATGCGGGATCGCCAACTAACTATGCCTACAGGAAGGATATACAAGTATGAACCTGAAGTAAAGTATGGAAAAGTTAAGTGGCCTCGTACTAAGATATTGAACTACCCTGTTCAAGGTCTTGGGGCTGACTTAATGGCAATAGCAAGAGTATCTTTATCTAATAGGATAAAAGATATGAAGGGTATTAAACTAGTTAACACTGTTCATGATTCGATTATACTTGACTATGATAATAAAGTATGCGATAATAATAGTATAGTTAGTTTAGTTGATAAATGTTTTACAGATGTTCCGACTAACTTTAAGAAACTGTTTGGAACAAACTTTAACCTTCCCATGAGGGTCGAGTGTCAGATAGGACCTAACTGGGGTAACATGGAGATAGTGAATGTTAATTAATATTATAGATGTAGGTCAACCTAATACACACGCTGCTAAGAATGGTAGATCATACCAATCAATTGAAGTAACGTATAAGGCTGAGAATGGTCAAGTAGCTAACAAGAAGTTAATGTCTTTTAGTAATCCAAGTGTGTTCAATCACATTAAAGGTTTAGCTAAGGGTGCTGTTATTAATGTAACTACAACTAAAGATGCTGCTGGTTATTGGCAGTGGACTGGTATTGGAGGAGATAACGAAGTGACTGAATCTACACAAGCTAAACCTGCTGCAACTGGTGGTGGTCGAGTAACTGGTAGTAACTATGAGACTAAAGAAGAACGTGCCGCCAGGCAAATCTATATCATTCGTCAGAGCAGTATTTCCTCTGCGGTTGAATTAGTAGCTGCAACTTCTACAGAGCCTACAACAGTAGACAATGTTATTAACATTGCTAAGAAGTTTGAAGCTTATGTATTAGCTAAAGATGTTGCTCCTGAGATTAATGATGAGGACGACATTCCAGTATAATGAAAGCACTTATTGATGCTGACATAGTAGCGTATAGGGTTGCCTGTACGCTAGGTGAAGATGATGCTGCAGACTATGCGTATGCTAGAACAGAAGATCTAATAGATCACATTCTAGTTAATACCGAAGCTACTGAGTATCATCTTTATCTAACTGGTAAGGATAACTATAGGTATACTATTTATCCTGAATATAAAGCTCATAGACCTAAAGAGAAACCTTTCTGGTTAGAAAAGATTAGGCAGTATCTTATCGCTAACTTTAATGCTGAAGTGATTAATGGTCAAGAGGCTGACGATGCTTTAGGTATTGCTCAGACTACTGATACAATCATTTGCTCTATTGATAAAGACTTATTAATGATTCCTGGAATGCATTATAACTTTGTTAAAGATGAGTTCATTGAAGTAGATCATTACAATGCTATGATTCATTTTTATATGCAATGTTTAGTAGGAGACCGTGCTGATAACATTAAAGGTATCCCTGGAATTGGGGTCAAGAAAGCAGAACGTATCTTAGAGAATTGTTATACTGAACAACAGTTCTTTAATGCTGTACGTGAAGCTTATAGTAATGATGAAGAATTATTAATGAATGGTCGAGTCCTTTGGATAAGACGTAAACCTAACGAAGATTGGAAGGATATATTTAATGCCCTCGTTCAAAAGCAAGCTGGAGGAACAAGTGTGGGCTCAACTGAAGAAGCAGTATCCCTCAGTTAAGTACGAACCTGATAAGTATAAGTACATCCAACCTGAAAAGGAACGAACATATATTCCTGACTTCAAGACTGGTAAACGTAAGTTATACTTAGAGGCTAAAGGTAAATTGGATTTAGATACAAGACAGAAGATGGTATGGTTTAGAGAATCCAATCCTGAAGTAACCGTAGTCTTCTTATTTATGAATCCAGATAATAAGATTAACAAACGTAGTAAAACAACCTATGCCAGATGGGCTGAAGATAATAAGTTCTTATGGCTAGACTTTAGAAAGGATTGGTTAAATGATTATAACAAACTGTGTACAAAATAAAGATGGGTCTTTAGACTTTGACTTCCATGTTGATGCTAATGAAGCTTCATTCCTTATGGACTTCTCTATCAAAGAGTTAGTACGTAGAGGTATCTTAGATGTAGCTACTGATATGGCTGAACAAGAACTAGATCTATTTAAAGAAGATGGAGGGCAATTAAATTGAGTAAAGGTAATTCACCTGCATTCCCAAGTAAAGATGCTAAAGGTCAAATATGGACTGGCTTAAACTTACGAGACTATATAGCCTTAGAAGCTATGCATGGTCTCTTAGAAGCCGATCATGTTAAGCGTGATGATATACCAGCAGAGGCTTATAGATTGGCTGATATGATGCTTGATGAAAGGACTAAATACCTATGATCGAATTACTATTAATGGTCTTATTACTAATTAGAATAGTGGACAAATCACGATGAGCAAACTACTATCATCATTTTACTGGGTCAAGATTCGATACGAGAAAGAAATTCGTGTCAAATGCCCTAATGAAAACGTAGCACGTGATCACGCTATGGAGTTATTTATTAATGGTTTGCCTGGTATTAGTGCTGATGATCTTAGGGTTATTCATGTTGAACAAAGTGAGGATAGAAAATGACAGATAGTGTACAATTGTTTAAAGATAATGGTTATGTCCATTTAAAAGACTTTCTACCTAAACATACCTGTGAAGAACTTACTACAGAACTTAAACGTTTAGTAGCAGAAAATAAAACAGTTAATGATCCACAATGTCCTTTGTCAGAAGCAGTGCATGGCGCTGAAGCCTTTGATAGACTACTTGAATACTTAACACCTTACTTTGAAAAAGCTAGTGGTCTACGTCTATTTCCTACTTATTCATATGCTAGGTTATATGACACTCAAGGTGAAGAATTAAAAGTACATCGTGATCGTCCTGCCTGTGAAATAAGTGCTACCTTAACCTTAGGTTTTGAAGGTGATGTATGGCCTATTTATATGGGTGATCATGAAGATAAATCTCTTAATGTAGGTAGAATTGATATGGCAGTTGGTGATGCTGTGATGTATCGTGGTATGGATAAGTATCACTGGAGAGAACCATACACAGAAGGTAAATGGCAAGCACAAGTATTCTTACATTATGTAGACCAAGATGGTCCTCATGCTGAATGGAAGTATGACAAGAGGGAATCACTAGGTTTAAGTAAAACAATTCAACAGCCTAATCCTCAATTAGATGTAGCCTATGTTATGCAAAAGGCTGTATCAGAAGCTTTCTGTGATAAGCTTATTGAAGAATATTCTAAACCTGAA